GCCAATTTTTTCATCTACCATTGTTTTCTCCTATATAAATTATATCAGCCCCAGATATATTAGATATTTCACTACACGAGTAACTTAGGGGGATAGGTAAGTTGGATACAGAGATATTATCCAGAGCTGATAAGTATGTAATTTTAATTGTTATTTTCATTGCCCAATTTGTTTACCGCCTTGTTTTGCAGAAATATAATTAAGTAAATCAATCATTGGAGCAGTTTCTTCTGTAGAAACACCTTCTTGGTCATATATACGTATAAGGTCATCAATAAAGCTATGTGCAAATTTTGGTTTAGCTTCAGCAAGTATTGAAAAAGGCCACTTCGTATCACGCAATTCATATTGTTCGCTGTCCCAATTAAAAGTTGGTTGTCCTTTTTGAACAGCCATGGGCACAAAATTATTTCCTGTACGTGTATCCCCATCAAGCATAGGTATATATGTTCCTTCTTCTGTTGATACAGCTCCTCTTTCGCCTGCTATATCTAATAGTAAATTTTGTATTTTATGTTGTTTGTCCCACTTTTCTGGCCACTCACCTTCTGGAAAATCAAAAAAACCCCTATCAAGAAGCGTTATTAAATCTTTATCTGAAATGCCTTTTAATCCTTCTCCATAATCATAAAGGTAACCATCTTTTCCATATATTTCACTTTCTGCTAATTTCATTAATTCATCTTGTGTCATTTTTTTTAAATACTCCTCTTTATGCTTTTCCTAGTTCGATATTCGGTAGGCTAATATACGTTAAATTTTCGTCTAAATCAAATAGTGAGTTACAATATGGGCACATCCAGCCCTCCACATCGTTATTTTTATCTAAAACACCTACCCTTTGCGTAGTATGTTCGTCCCAGTATAAGTCCTTGTCACATACAGGACAACAATCTTCATCATTCTTCTGATTTTTCTGCGTGTGCAAGTACCTTCGTTTCTTTCCCACCTTGTAAAGCCTCCAGTTGTTGCGGTGTAAACCCTTGAAATACAGTTAATTGTTCTTGTTTTTGGTCTGTATCAAATAGCCCCGCTATTTTTGCGAGCGATTCGAGCGAGCGAAGCCGATTTGCGTCCCTATCGGATACCTCTGCTATCATTTTATATTGCCCTATAATCCACTCAGGCGATACACCTTCATCTTCTAATATCTTTTTGATTTCTTCTTTAACCATTGTACGAATTTCCTCTTTTTGTAGTAAAATATTTGATTTTTTCTGTATATATCGTTTATCTTCTGCCTTTGGGTAGGCTTTTTTGTATGCTGATATTGCATCATCACCTGAAGCCACATACCTAGCGAACAAAAATTCACGATTATTTAGTTTTCTGTCCTTAGACCTTGAATATATCGCTTTATAGTTACCAGAAAAGGTATAAATGTTTTCAACCACCCCGCCTTCACCATTCATTCTATGTGTTTTCTGTTCAACAATAAATGAACCGCAAACCGTACGTATCATTGTACGCAATTGTTTGTAGTTAGGATGACTAATCATGCTTTTCTTTAATATCTGGCAGATATATCCATCATCTGTTTCAACCCAATCACCTTCATCACCATGTCGCCAATTACCAACAATAGGTTTGCCGCACCCTAGTGCTTTGTATTCTTCAATGTTATCATACAAATAGTGATTATTTCCCTTGATTACTTTTAAGTCCATAGCAAAATATACAAAAAATTTTTCAAAATTAAAAATACTTGCATAATTGAATTATTTGATTATATTAATAACTCTATAGAGATACTATATAGAGATAACACTAAGGATATATCTCTAGAGTGAAAAGAAAATTAATAATAAAAGAAAAGGTAAGTCAAAAACTCGAAAAATAGCATTAGAATGTGTGTGAGTGTTTTTTTGTGCGGGGGGTGGGGGTAAATGGTCTTGCACCCCCTTCGCTACTCGTTGAAAACTAGTTTGAGGTTAGTTAATAATTATTATTTGAAGAATTTTTCTATTATCATAGTAAGATTCAACCATAAATAAAAAAGGCGTCTAATGCGACGCCTTCCTTATCCTATCATTTATTTATTATTACTACTTATTCACAATGTTCAATGAATTTATTACGATTAAACAACATATTATCTTTTTTAAATTCAATTGACAAATCATTTATTAATAAATCTTTATCAATATATGTAATGTCTCTCCGATTAAGAATTGTACTATCTTTAATACATTGTGCGATTAATCTATAA